AGTTTAACCCAAAGCGAAGCTACAGTGCTCATCTTTTATCTTCTCCCCCCGCGGCTGCGGTGAAGATCGAAGCGAACTGTATCATTTGCTCTATGGATTGCTCTTTTTTCTTCTCAAACTTCGGCATGAATTCGCTGACCTCGTAAGGCTTTTGTCCCTTGTTCCTGTTTGTGTTTGCTATAGTGCTCGCGGTGATGGCGTGACCGAGATAGCCGGCATCCGCTCCGAATGGTTCAATCTGGCTGAATACCATCCACTCGGTGAGTTCTTTGCTCGATATTCTCGCCAGCAATTCAGCGACGGTCATGCCCAGGGCGAGTGCTAGTCGGAAGCAGAACCGTCGGAAGGGTTTGTGTCGAGTTCCTCGGCAAGCTCTTCGATGTCATCGCCCGTGATACCCGATAGCCGCTGGGCAACATCAAAGACACGCTGCAGGGCGTTGGCCGACTTTTTGCCAAGCTCATGCACGTCCTTGTCGGTAAAGAGCCGCACACCATCTTCGTCGCAAATTGTCTGGGCAGCGAGTTTCGCGCGGATGTTCACCATGTTCACCCGCGCGTCTTTGCCGCGTTGCTGGACAATTGAAGCTTCGAACGTATCACGCTCCAATCCGGTCATGCCTTTCACGAAGACATGACCGGCCCACTCCGGAACATCCACCTGCTCAATTTCAATGTCCTGAACTTCTAAAATCTGTGATTTATTTAGTAAAGCCATTTAGTATCTCTCTTAGACTAACGTCATCGCGCCGGTCGGTTTGAAGGTTACGCTGGCGGTCAACGCGCCATCTACAGGCATCGAAGGCTCAAAGCCGGTCACGAAAGCCGAGAACGTCCATTCAGTACCAGCGGTGTCTGGGAATTTCAAGGTGAGCGTGATCGAAGCTCGGGCGATAAAATCGGCCAGCAAGCCAGTTCCCGCATTAGCATAAAAAGCGTTAGCGGGATCGTACACAATTTCCATTGTGATCTCGCCCGAGCGCAGGATACCAACAACGACCTCTTCCCATGCGCTCGTGCTGTCGTGGCTGGTAACGTCAATCGTATCAGCGGTCAGTCCCGGCCCAGAGATAGTACTGACCTGGCCATAAAGATCGCCAGCGCCAGAAGTGCCGCGGTATAACTTTGTTCCATAAGCATCAAATTTAGCCATAATAATCTCCTAAACTAATATTAGCGAGCCGGTCGGTTTGACTGTTACGCTCGCAGTTAATGCACCGTCAACGGGTGCGCCTGGCTCAAAACCTGTAACATCCCCGTCGAAGCTCCAAACGCTACCGGCGGTATCAGAAAAGACAATCGAAAACGCAGATCGGACTTTGTTCTTCATGCGATAAATTAGCCCGCCGGTGTCCGTGCCGTCTTGCGTGTTGTCCGCGGGGTCGTATACAAGGTCAACGGTTACATCGCCAGATCGCAAGATCGAGCCAACGCTTTCTTCCCAGGCGTTAGCGCTATCATGCGTGGTTACGTCTACCGTGTCCATCGACAAAGATGGCCCTGAGATATTAGTAACCTGGGCGACCGTGGTAACTGCAACGCCCGCAGTTGTGTTGTTGCTCGTTAAATCCGGTGTAGTTCCGCCGCCCGTATAGGCGATGTTCAGGGTGGCATCGTTGGCGATAGCAACCAATTTAGTTATGATCAGGTTAGCGCCGGACGCCTCGGCTCTGTGTAGCGCAGTAAAATTAGCCACCGCGTTCAGAGCAACAGCGCATTTGCCCGCCATATCTGCGGCGGTATCTCCCGTGACGATAGTAACGCTTGTCGCAAGCGGAGAACCCGTCATCCCGGCGGCCGTGGTTGTTAGGTCAAGCGTAGTCGCTGAGTTGCCAGTACCTACAATAACGGCAGTCTCAACCTGCGCCGTTCCTACCTTAAAAGCTGTTCCATATGCATCAAATTCAGCCATTATTTACTCCTTTATCCATTCTGGCCTATCTCTACATCGAGAGAGCGGCGAAATATCCTACCGCCGGGATCATAGTCCCCGCGCTTGTTTGTGACGAACGAAGAGCCTACCGTAATAGCGCCCATCGCTCCCTTATATGCGGATAGCTCCGCTTCTATCGCTGCTCTGCCAGAATCAGCAGTTGTTTGCGCATCGCTGTATACGTCTACCTGGACAAAAGACGTGTCCGGCATCGCCCCGTCGTGGGCATAGTCCGGCCCGCCCGTAATGTCTCTCAATATCGCAAAGGGGTAAGTCGTTGTTATCTTGGGATCAATGCGGTCTACATAAATCCTGGTCAGCGACGAACCAAATGCGGTTGTTATGCCGGACTTAGTTAGCAAATATGTTCTCATAATTGGCAATAACTCAGCCATACTTTTGCCCTATCAATTTCTTGAAAGCTGCATTCGCTACATTCTTGATAACGCGCTCATATCCGTTCACCGATGGCCTTACAAATGGCTGTATCGGATAGTTCGGTTTTGACGTTACCCCGAACTCAATATATGGTGCGTAATCTGTGCTTGGCCCAATGTGGTCTTCGACTTTAGTAGCCGTGGCCGTTTGTATGTCCGGCTTGATACTTGTTTTCGTAGCAGCCGTGTCCACTGGTACAAGTGATCGCTGCCTGTTTACGACAGTCAAAGCCATCGGTTTTTCAATACCCAGCATATCGCCAACGGTCAATCCTTTCTTCAGAAATGCCATCACCTGCCTATCGTCTATTGTCATGCTCATATCTGTACCGCCATCAACGCGCACACATAACCAAAAGCATCACGGTTCTGAATACCGATAATCTCAAATGTTTTGTCCACGTAACCTGTTCCGTCAAAGCGCCCTTTTAGCGTTACTCTGTTGCCCTTAGCCGGTGCTGGAGATGCGAAGCGGATCTCAGCGGAAATCTGCTCGATGTCAGCGTAACCAGTCCACTTCTCTTTGTTCGGCTTATCGGTAAAACTGCAAGAAATCGCCGTGGTGGTTGTGGTCACACTGGGCTGGCCGTAGGTATTCAATGATGTCACCGAATCACTTAGCACAGCAGCAGTATCACCGTAAGCAACTGCAACGGTCTTGGCTTGTAGTTGCGCGGCAAGTCGAGCGCTGGCAAGCCTAGCTCCCATCGTATACCCCAGTTTCGTCTTGCGTTGAATCTACTCTTGTTGAGCTGGTGTATTGGTCGCTGTCCGCTCGATAGGCGTTATTGATCGTAGACGAAGCAGTCGCCCCCAGGGATACCCCTAGCTGCTGCGCCTTCTGTTTCAGTAATAACTCGAACCCAGCCCGCGCTTCCTTATTTGAGACTGAAAGCCAGTCAAGCTTGAAGTCGGGGCTTGAGAGTTGAGAAATTATATAGCGAATGGACGCGATAACCGCGCCGCCTACCGAGCCCTCGGAAGCGATCAATGCCGTGATGGTCTCGTCCCAAAGATAATTGCCGCTGCTGCTTGTATCGCCAATGTGGAAACGGACTTTCGCTAAGTCGGTCGCTAGGGTATTATCAAACGTGAATGTGTTTGTCATAGCTACGCCACCTTAGCTATTCTTTGCTCATAGAGTAAGATGCCGCCAAGGTTCCGGTAGGCGTGCCGTCGTTATTCGATCCGCCTTGCATGAATTTGATAAACTCAATACCTTTCACGCTCAGCGTAACCGATCCGGTCAGGCTCGCGGTGGCGGTGTATTTGACCTGCTCCGCGCTATAAACGCCGGCGGTCTCGCTCCATAGAATGTGCTTGTAAGCCGTTCCGCCAGTCGCGCTCATCACGTAGGGGACGATATAAAGACCGGTCTCGTCGCCTTTGACATACGCGAAGAATAGCGTGATCCAATCATACCCAGCGCATCCGATCTCAGCGCCAACAAGTGTTTCGGTAGTCTTTGCGATAGTAGTCGCGGCCTGGAGCGTGCCGCTTGACGTAGAAGTAGCCATATGTTATTCCTTTTTCGCTTTCGGTTTGGGCGCGGGTTCGGGCTTCGGCGCAGGAACTGGCTCAACATAAACTTCCGCAAACTTGCCAGCCACGTACTGAGCGCCAGGGGCGACTTCACATTCCAGCACTTCGCCTTCTTTGTGATGTCCGCAGTCTTTAGTAAATTTGATTTTCATTTGATTGCTCCGCTAGAAAAAAGGGCGGGCTTTTACACCCGCCCAGGTTATTATGCTACGGCTGCGCTAAACGGGGTGGCTTCTGCTCCACCACCTGACTGAGTATATGCACGGCAAGACCAAAATCCTGCCGCATAATCCAAACACTCAATATATCCGCCGACAATGCCGCCGGTAGTAGCTGCGCCCGCGAATGTCATTGTGTCATCGCCAGCATCCGCGCGCCAGACTTTTACAGTGCCATCAACATCGGTATCCTGCTGGATATTCAAGCTGCCATCCATTACATCGGTCGCGTTTGCCACCTGGATAATGTGCGCGTTCGACGTGGCCGTAGTGGCAATGACAATGCGATAAATATCGCCTGTGCCAGTAGCGGCTGGAAGTGTCGCTGTATCGCCGGTTGCCGATCCCAGCGTGACAACTTTCCCAGCGTGCGTCGCCTGCGTAAGCGTCACATCGGCCACGGCTGCAATAGCCGCACCAGCAGACAGATCAGCAGCAGCGTTCAGTTCCGCGGCTGTTGCTGTCACCTGAGTGCCGTTGATTTTAAATAGAGTTGGGTCAAGACCTGAAAAGTGTGTGTATCCCATTTTTTATCCTTTTTCTAAGTACCCCTTTCGGGGATTGAGCGGCTTACGCCGCATTTACTTGCTCTCTTTGTGGCGAGAGTTACCATTCGAGGGGGGATTTTACTCCCCCCTCATTTCATTACTCATGTTAGGCTACGGCATGGCCGTATATAAAGCGCCAATCATTCCAGCCAAGTGCGTAGCGCATATAAGCTCGGAACTGCGCTTTTAGCTGGAAGTCGCTAAGGGGATTCATCGCGAATTGAAGAGGCTCATTATCAAACCAGTTTAAATGCTGTTTCGCCATCTGGCTATCAACCATGAACCAGTTGTTAGCATCGGTCAGATAGTCCCAGACGATTACTTTTAGGCCAAGCGAGTTGACAAAAGAAATGTCATTGTCGGCGCTGCCAGTCTTGAGCGGGGTGCGTGCTTCAACGTAAGCTTGATCTTCCAGTTCAGGCGGGACAACCAAAGTGTCCGGCATAACCCGAATTAGTTTTCCGCGATCATCGGTAAAAGTACGCATCAGTTTCCGAGTGGCGATAATGCTATCGCGAGAAAGTGCGGACGTGCCACTGTTGCTCTGTGTGCTGGAAGTGTTAGCGGGGGAATGCGGATGAGCGCCATCACAAAGAGACTGGCTATCAGCGCCGAGAGATTCGCCGGAAGCGGTGAAGGCGTTGTTAAAGATATTAGCAGCGTCTTCCTCTCGTCTGCGCATCGCAGCGATTGCTAAGCCTTTCGGTTTACTGTTGATGATGTTGTATTGATCATCGCGTAACAACTTGCGTTCAACCGTGAAGCCATCGGCAAATTCTTTGTGAGTATAGGTCGTTTTATAACCCTGATGATTATCATCATACTCGATTGCGCCTTTGTATTCGGGAAAGTCACCAAACCCGCCGACGCCTAAATCCTCTTCGGTTGCTTTACTCGAAGAGTTGTAATTGAACAGTAAGGGGGCTTTAGCTGAAGCAGCTAAGGCGTCCCGCTGTAGATTAAAGATTGCATGCAGTCCGGGCGAGAGTAATTCTGCCCATTGTTCTGAGTTAGCCATTATTCAAACGCTCCTTATGCGTTGCCAAACGTGGTATCAGAGAATACAACGTAACCAATCACGTTGCCATCGTCATCCAGCCGGCCAGAAATATCAGCGGGGGAAGGTTCACCTTCGGCAACAATCATTGCGCCGTTTGTTACATCATCGGCGTCAATAGTGTTCTTGTCTGCGGTGTCCCAAGTTTTTACAGTACCGATCAAAGCGGTAGCAGCGGTTGCAGCATCCGTCGAGCAGCGCCAGACCTGGTTGCGAGTGATAATCGCAGCCTTAGCCTTGGTCGTGCCGGCGGTAACATCAGCAGCAGCAACAGCTTCCTGCATCACACAGGTAACCTCCGTTGTCGATCCGGTCACAGCGTCAATAAATCCGTCTGTCTGGACTTTCATCAAGTCGCCCACCAAATGAGCAGCGGCAACGCCCAAAATGAAGTCACGGACAACAGGCGGAGACTGTGAGCCATCTAAATTATATGCATATTCGAAGCCAACAGTACTCATCGTAAGACTCCTTTATT